GTTTGCAAGTCAATGTCAGAGGCTATCTGAATTTCACTTTTTAAAACGTCCATATCAACATTACGATTGATATTTGTAAAGTTTTTTAATTTTTGTTCTGATATTAATAATACACCCATATTGTTTTAATTTTATTCTCCTAACCAAGTTGTTATTTCGTCGTCAGATAAACCATATGCACTGCGTAACATTTGTGCAGCTTGTTCATAAGTAATTCTTTCTTTATTATATTCACGTATTACACGCTGCATGTTCTGCCACTCACGTCCACTCATTCCTTTAATATTTTGATTGATTGGCATTTCTTCTGATGCTTCAACGCTTGTAACAGGTTTAGACACCGCAGCAGGATTTTCATTTACATCACCTTTCAAAAATAATGATAGTGGTGTAATAGATATTGTTGTTGGTCTTTCAAATTTTAAACTTAATAGTTTATTAAATGTAGGTACCAACTCATCTTGATATGGTTTAATAACTGTAATTCTGAAATATTCACTATGTTCGGCAATTTCCGTCCCACCGCCAAGTTTACCTGGTGTAGCTACACCAAATAATTCTGCACTACTAACTCTGTGTGCAGATAATATTGACCTGTTAATGTCGTCGTATATTTGTTGGTAGTACGCATCATTTCCACCTGCTGGTATTTGTGTAATTTCAGGTGCTGTTTCCTTGCTTTCGTTGAAGGATATAATTGCTTGACCTGCGTTATCTGAACCTGAATATTGTTCTTCTAATGCACGTGTTAATATTTTCTGTTCTTCTTCACCAGGTATACCTGCGTTAAAGCTAATAAAAAGTGACGGCATCATACCCTTACGTAAATTGTTTTTATGGAAGTTTTTAATTTCCACATCAATTTCAATAGATGCTAAACCACCCGAATAATCAGGTACTGCATAATACGTAGTGTTAGGTGAATATTGTCTGTAGTATAATATTTGACTATCTTCTTTACCATCTTGACTAAATGGTTCATATTCTTTTGGTGGAAACTTTCTAATGTTAGTCCAATCAGGACTAAAGTAATATTTTTCAACCTCATCATCTTCATTCATCTTACTCATTCTTACACGTGACACATCCAAATGGTATATTTCCGCAATAGACTTTCTATCACGTGACCAAATAATATTCAACGCATACGCACCAAATAAAGTTAAATCTAACGCACACTTACGGAACACTTCTGTAATGTTTTCTTTACTATTAACAAGGTTCACTACCGCCATTGGATTATTTAATGTAACTAAACTATCACCGCAGATTTGGTTAACCTTGGAGGTTATTACAGCTTTGTGGATGCTACAATTATTGTATTGTCCAATTAAGTAATTCGGCATGAGGTTCGTGTCACCATAGAACACCCAAGGAAATTTTTGAAGGGGTTCTGAAAATATTGGTAAAGACGCTGCTTTAAAACTTATCTTTTCTAATTTATTTTTTACTTCACTCATAATTAATCTTGTATATATATGTAATTGGAATTATCTTCATTAGGACTGATATATTCAGTGAATGGACTATCAACAGTTGCATTTTCTAACACAACCATACCATTATAAACATTCATAGGTGCATTACTATTACCACCGCTACCAACTATATTTAGGATGTACTGACCCTCATAATTAAGGTCATCAGTAGCTAAATCTAATGTAATTGTGCAGTACCTAATATTTTGAAAATATTCTATTGGATTATTTGTTTCTATAACATACGATTTTTCTTCCTTGGACATAACGTGTACAAAGTCTAATGTGTATGTGTCAAATTCAGGTCTTGCATTATTGTTGATATTCAAGTATAATGTATTAACCTCACCTTTATTTATGTATAGCATAATTTAACTTCTATATAGATAAATATAAAAAAAACCATTTTGATTTGGTATACTACAAAAAAAGAGGAACATAACGTTCCTCTTCCTGATAGGAGATATAAAAATTCAGTCTACTGACCTACTATTGTATATTAAGCTACTGGTGCTAAAGTCCAACCACCTGCTGTTGCTAACGCTGATAAAGTACCGCTGATAACATTTGCTGGTTGTTTTTCTTGTCCTTTAAACTCCAAGCTAAATCCGTTTAAATCTGCGAATGCAGTACCTGTACCTGCATTACCACCTGATAAGTACATACCGTTTTCTTGACCTAATAAGTATAATACTCCATTTTGGTCTTCAACGATAATTTGTAAATCATCATTCTGTGATAATATCTTTACTTGGTTTCTTTTTAATTGGTCATACTTGTAGAACACTGCTGTTAATACTTGTTCAAAGAAAATACTTCCTTGTTCGTACGACTTAGTAATGTTTTGCACTAATGCACTTGTTTGCCTTTTGATTTGGAATGTATATAAAGTTGTACCTGTTGAAGCTGTAATGCCAGTAATAGAACCATCTACATTTGATGCTGAGTAACCTGTGAAGCTACCAGTACCACCTACTATGTATAAAGTTTTTAATGAACCAACTCCATCGCTACAACCCAAAGAAATTCCAGAAGAAATATAACACGACATATTGTTTATTATTTATTTTTTTTTATTTTATAAAAGGGGACTTTCACCCCTTAGTTTTTTTAATCTATTACGCTAAGTTGTTAGTTGCAAAATATTTGGTAGAACCAAATGTAGCAATTGTAACACCTAAGTTGAAGTTTGCACGGAAACGAACTTGGTCAAAATCCTGACTGTACCAAGATATAAGACGTTCCTCATTACTTGTTAAATCCACACCTTGTACCATATATTCAGCAGGTCCGATTACAACTTGATTACTTCCATCTAAACCAATTGTAGGATATACCTTAACATTTGTGTTCGGTAAAGTAGCTTCCATAAATGAAGTTACATCAGAAGAACCAATGTAGTTTTGGAAATAGTTAGCTGCAGTCATAGCTTGAATTAGCTTCAAGAAATTCGGGTATGACATAAATATTACCAAATCTTGACGTGATAAAGCGTCAGCTGATAATGAGTTTAATAATTGGTTACACTCATAGATTGGGTTACCTGCTGTAGTTGTAGAACCAGTTACTGTAAATGTTGAACCGCTTGAATTAGCAATTGCACTTGAAAAAGTAGAACCTGTTGAAATTAATTTCTTAAATCCTTCAAAACATGTTGTACCTGTTGTACCTGTCCAAATTTCACGTTCAACGTATTGTTGAATTTGCTTAACTTTAAGGTCCATAATTTGTTGTTCAAATGGAACGCTGTCTTGGTATTGACCTGGCTTCATTAACATTGACTGATATGTGTCATATAAGTCTTGGTAACATAATGCTTCGTTATATTTCTTAGCACAAGTTTCAATCGTGTGTTGAGTGAAAGTTGTAGTTGTTCCTGTTGCAGGGTCCCATCCGCAAACACCATCTTGAATAACGATGTTAGAATTAAGTAAATTTAAAGCTTGTTTTCCCTTAATCCCAGTTCTTAAATTAATTACTTTTGATGTAGTTCCACCGATTAACGCCTTAGCAAGTAATTCACCACCCACTTGGTCAACATATGGTTTAATACTATCAACTACGTAACTAAATTCTTCTTTTGATAAAATTTTCATATTTATTTTTTTTTTGTTTTTTGTTTTTATTTTTTATTTTTACTTCTTAATGCGATAATGTTTGACACTCTTGCATCAAGGTCATCATCACTTTTATCTGCTGCATTAAATTCAGATTTTGCTGTTGATATTTTTTTAGCAGCTGGTTCTTTTTTGAATGCATTAAAATCAGCTTCCATTTTTTGTGATTTAGCTTCCATTTCAGCAATTTTTTCTGAACACTTAACGATAAAGTCTTTAAGCATATTTACCATTTCTTCTGGCATCATATAACCCATTTCAACATCCTTACCATCTTTTGGTGCTTCAACACCTGGTAATTCTTGACCTGGTAATTCTGCTGCTGCTTCAACTTCTACCTCTAATTCAGGTAATTCTGCTGCAACAATACTCTTTACCAAACCGTCAACTGTTTCAATTTTGCTTCCGTCTTCAAGTTCGTGTACGCCATTTGGTGCTGGTATTTCACCTTCTTCGGTTACTACTACTACTTTTGCACCTTCTGCTAAACTATCACCTTCAACTTTAACAACTGTACCGTCTTTCAATTTTGCTTCTAAGAAATTTGCTTCTACTAATGTAGCTTCGTCTGCTTTCAAAAACCCAAATTGAACCATTAGGTTTTTAATTTCTGCGATTGCATTGTTTGATTTACTCATAATTTATTTTGTTTTCTATATTAGTAAATATACATTTTCGTATATATTACCATTTTTATTAAATATTCTTTAAAATATCCGCTACTTTTTGAAGGAACATTTCCTCTTTCATAAACTTAGCAATCTGTTCAAAGTAACCAGACACACTAAATCCTGTCAATTTTCCTGCTTTTATATCGTTCCACACTTCATCGTTGTTTACCTTCATGCTGATAAACCAAGACCCTACTGGTAAGTCTTTATAACCGTAGTCTGTTGATTTATCGTTATCAGATTGTTTAATCCAACTTTCAACTACATATACATCAGCTAATGCTTTACCATCGTGCATCTTGTCGTTGTTGTCAATAAACTTATTTTTGAAATACTTTTCTGATATAGCCAAAATTGTTGGTGCTGAAAAATATACGTGGTATGGGTTTCCTAATTCATCCTTTCTAAAAATCTTTAAATCAGGTACCATTGCTGGTCCTAATACAATACGTTTTTCATCATCGGTTTGTATTTTCATTGCGATTGATGGTGCCACAGGTTTCTTCTTAATATCAGGGTCAGTAAATTGAGGTAGATTATTATCGTACTCAAACTTTTCTTTTGCTAACCCCAAGTTCTTAATTGTTTTAGTTGAAGGATTTGCTGCTGTTCTATTTGTAACTGTGTCGGGTTGTAACCAATCAGGACTTAATTCAATATCAAATCCACCTACTGTAACTTTATTCTTTTGTATTGATGCTTTATTTACAATTGTACCTGTGGCTTTATAATACATTTTAAACCATTCGTGTCTGCAGTTGTAACCTCCACGCCATACTTGTGCTGATTGTCCAAAATCGTTTCTTAAACTTTCAATATCTTCTGAACGCCATACATAGTTCTTGTTAACCAAGTTCTTACAAAAGTCACGTGTGGTAGCTATAATCTTATTCTGTTTGATATTTGCATTTAATCCGTACTTATATCTAACTCTTAACAATCCAAAATCTTCATCGCTTTCTTCGTTTGGTGACAATGTAAAACTTTCCCTCGCACTTTCTACTTTAACTAATTCCCAACCTTCCGCTAACATTTCGTCTTCATCTTCTGCTAACGCTAATAACATATCAATATACTTTTGGTCTTCACCATCAGGTATATGAAAGTCTTCTTGGGTTTTATTAAATGCGACCCATCCAATGTTGATTGCTGGTTCGTCCACTAAAGACACAGCGTCCACGCCACTTAATTCGTCTTCGTCTATCTTTAGTTCAAATATTCTTTCTTTTTCGTTCTTTACCATATTAATAAATATAAAAAATGTTATCCTTGACCACGTGATGGTTTTGGACGAGGTGTATGTTTATTATAAGACTTTTGTGGTCTACCTGTTTTTCTTTTCCCAAAGGAAATTTTGTTGGAGTTTGATTTTACTTTTTTCATTATAATGTACTTAGGTCTTTGAGTTTAGCTTGTTTTTCTACGTGTGATGTTAATTCAGATGAAACCACATATGTTTTAAATATCGGTGCGTCTGATGCGTTTGTAGGTCTTGGTGCATCATATCCTGTTTGTCCCATTGCTAAACTACTAAATCCAACACCACCACCTGCTTGGTTCATCAATGATAACATTGGTGCAAACATACTACTTGAACGTCGGTTGATAATAGCCTCACCACCTTCCGCATTTACCATAACACCACCTTGTGCATGTAGAGGACCATCAATCATACCACCATCACCATAGTTCTTACCTAATGATGCTGTTGCATTACCTGCTGGTGCTGCTTCGCCTCCACCACTTTCTGCACCTTTAGCTGACTTAGCTGCTGACATAATCGCTGATATAATACCCACAGCTTGTGCTGCATAACCAATCAACATAGGAATGTTTTGAGGGAAACCAATTTTAGCTGTTTGTGCTGTACCTTCCGCTACTGCAACTGTTGAACGTGCGACTGCTTGGGTTGAAAATGTTATTGTCTTTTTAACTTCAAGGAATAATTCCTTAGCTGCTAATAATTGTTTTGCAACTAATGCTGCTTTACCTACCGCACTTTCCGCACCTGCAATTGATATAATATCATCTAATGCTTTTTGTTTTGTTGCTACCCTTGTTTGTTCTAATTGATTGGATGAATTAAGATAGTTTGTTTCATCAGCAAGTTTCTTTTCATTTAATTGCTGTATTGCTT